CATCTGGGGCAGTTGGTTGCTTGCATGGGTTCTGGTTTGATAATGTCTTGAATAGTCGCAAAAGTGTTGCCGTAGGCATCAAGGAGTTCGATCTCTTCTTTCTTCGTCTTTCTGTCAGTCTTCACCATGGTTGGTGCGGCTGCACCAGACTTCTTCTGTTGACCAGGATCTTCACGTCTCTTTGCGGCAGCCGCAGCAAGTCTTTCTTTTTTAGACATACTGGCTCTCTTTGCAGAAGAGACACACTTTGGAATACCTTCACCTGGTTTGTCACTGGCACAAGAATCACCAGTCACCACGTTGACCCAACCTTTCTTACCGTCCTTTGATTTGGACTTACCAAACCAATCGCGGAGACCTTCTTCGGCATGATATTCACCGACCGCAGACATATTGTGATGGGTCTTACTGATTTTATCTTGCATCCAAGCAGGAATATCCTTTTCCTTGGATCCAAGTTTCTTCTTCAGTTTTCTCACGTTGTCCTCAATATTTTTCAATTGGGACTGAGCCATGGCGACTTCGTGGTCTTTCGCCTCTTTCATTTTTTTCTTGCGGCCTTGACAATGAGCTCTTTGAGAAAACCCTTTTGGGCTATCACAGTTGATTGACTTTTTGTATTTTGCCGACCAACCCATTACAGACAAGAACTCTTTTTATTATTTAGAAGTTGAGAAAACTAAATACTTGCAGTCTAATGTGGTCTTCTTAGATGAAAAGAGCATTGTTTGCCCTTGGAATGATTTTGGTGGCGGCACCCGCACATGCCGATATTTCTCACAAGTTGTCAACCAGTGTTCAACTGACCGTTGATGCTGCAGCCTCTCAAGCAACCCGTATTGGCAGCACATATTCGGTTTCTGGAAACAACATTACCCCATCAACTGTAGGAGGGCTTGGATCCCTCACATCAGGAACTGCGGTTGGATACACACCAACTGCATATGGTCTCACAACAGACGGTAGTGCCTATACATTCAGTGAATCATTCATTGAAGGAGACGCAGTGCCTTCGGGTACAACCGTGTCAAGTGGTGTCATTGGGTCCCTTCCTTCATTTGGAACTGTCACCACGACTGCCGGCGGCGTGGCTGGGTCTCTCGCTGGTACTGTCAATTCTGCTGGCACGATGTCGTTGACTGCTGGTGGTGCTGGTACTTCAGCCACAGGACAATTTGTTAGTGAGATTACGGTTAAATAGAGATGTCTAGATTGCATGAGGCGATTTGTCTTGGTGTAATCCTTGGAGTTGTACATGGGACTGTTCAATCCGCATCAGCAGTCCCATTAGTACCCAACTTCACGCAGGGTTCTATGACGAGTCACACGGAGACGACCTCTACAGTGACTGAAACGATTAACTCAATAGATTATTCAACAGGATGGCAATACACAGTAACGGGCACCAACGTAAACTACAGTGGATCGACACTGAGTCCATCAGCCAACACAAATACAGTAACCACGAATCCGCTAGGAGGAGTAAGTGGATCGGTTATTTCGTCAACAAGTTCTCTAAATCTAGGAACAAAGGGGAATTACACAATTTCAACGCCAGGAGCATCCTTTCAGTTCACAGAGTCTTATCAAGGACCTGGCATGACGAATCAAACGATAATCCAACGAACGACAGAAATTCGTTCGGTCACAGATACAACAAGTGTCTTCACAGAATAACTTTGAGCCTTGCTCTCGGTGTCTTCGTGACCCCTGCATCTGCTCTTGCAGAGACGGTAGGGGGAGTATCAGCGACAGCATCACCGATTGCGAACAGTACAGGCTCAGTCACAAACCAAGCAATTCAAGTTCTTCAAGGTCCGTACATAACAAACCAGTACGGGGACGGAATCAGTTGTCAGGGCCCGACTCTTAACGTAACCCCCTTTGTAACAGGTAGTGGATCATATCAAAAACCATATGAACCGTATTACATGGATCCTGTATATGATATGCGTGACCTCAATGATGATGGGTCTTTGGATAATCCTGGCAACATTCTTTACCATGTACCCACCAGAACGGGTCAAAAGGATAACTACAACCTCTCAGTCGGTGTCAGTGCCACATGGAGTAAACCACTAGACAAGAAACAACAAGACTTATGTAAGAAGGCAGCTGAAAATCACAACGCACTAAGGGAACAAATTCTGGCCAATCGCAGACTTGAGTTTGAACTTACCAGACTTTCAAAATGTGGCGAAATGAAAAAATCTGGTATAAGTTTCCATCCCAAAAGTCCGTATTATGCTGTTTGTGCTGATGTTGTAGTGCAAAATGTGGATACCGTTCCTTCACACAGACATACTATTTCCCCTTCAACAGTTTCCTCATCATCGCCTTCGCATGGTTCGTCTCACTCTGCTCGCGCCTCCGCTCTTGGAGGGACAGTACGACTTCCGGCTTCCCCCGCATCTTCGACACCTTCTTCACAACCTTCTTCACGGTAGGTTTAACTAACTTCAATAATAAATCAGCTAAGGGTTTTGCAAGAAGTGCAGATGTTGTCGCAATCAGTGCAATTGATGCAGTTGTTGTCACCGCAGCAGGTTCTGGGAGATACTTTTGTGTCCAGGGTATCTCAGGTTCTACGGTCGGGGGAGCCTCCTCTTTGGTCACAGATGCTGTGGATGGTGGGAGCGCCTGCGGTAGTTGTTGGATTACCTCTTTTTGTTTTTCTTCTTTGTTTTTTGGCAGACCTGCTGGACGGGTAGGTGTGAATTGTTGTGGTTCAAAATTCAAAGGTTCATAACTTGGAATTCGACCATCACACTGGATTATCTTCTGGTCATCTTCAACCGCATCAACATTTTCCACACATCCAGGATAAGAGACAATGGGTTTCTGGAGATATGTGGTAATTGGTGGAGTAGGAACCAGAACTCTAGGTGTATCTAGATTAAAAATGGGATTCGGTTTGATTTCACGGATGTTGATATCACGAACCCCAATATCAGGAACTTCGGGCATTAAGTGTCCTCGCAATCTTTAACCATTGTGGCGATATCGCCACCGACATCGGCCCCCTTATCTTGTGCGAACATTGCTACCCACCCAGCAGCAAGCCAACCAACATAAGGAATACCAGTGAACCAAGGAGCGGCTGCGGCACCTACACTAGCGCCCACCATTCTCCCTGCATTTTCGCCACCACCTTCCGCCTTGATACACTCTATCTTTTTGGCAGTCAACTTTCCCAGCTCACCTCCTTGGAGATGTTTTGCTCCATCCATAGTGTATTCTTGTTGTTGAATGATATTGGTCTTTCCACCAATACCAAAGAACCCGTTCTTTTTATCGATAACTTTAGAAGTTCCCATTACTAAGGGATCATTAGAACGATATTGAATACGATATCCATCTTTTCTAGCATCCACTTGATATGATGTATAATTACCAACTGGTAAATTGAAGATGGGAAGTTGTTGTCTATTCAGTAGATGTCCAAGAATGCCGAGATGTGCAACACCAAATACGGTGGCAACACTAAGGGCTGCCCACTTGAACATTGGTTTGCGTTGTTCACTATTATTCACTTGTTTGGCGGATTGTTCATTTTGAACTTTTAAATTCCATGCCATTTTCCTTAGGGGATAGGAAGTCCTGTTTTAGTTGGAATTGCAGGACCAGTTACTTTAGGCATTTCTGGCATTGCAGATTTAATCAATCCAGGTAGTGCTTTAGTTACATTTTCAGTAACTACTTCTACGGCTTTTTCTCTTGCTTCTTCAATTAATACATCTTTTTGGAAATACAAATATGCAGCACCACCAATAATGGATGCAGATGTCAATCCTGACAATAAAGCGATAAGATTAATTAGTTTTTGCATGTTATTGACCAAGTAGTTTGATCTTATTATCTAGGTCATGCAGCTCAGAATAATATTCACAAGGATACTCCATTGCGATTGGTTCATTATGAAGCATAATATCTGTGCGGCAGTATCCATTGCCGATTTCCACATGACCAATAATAAACATCGTTAAAAACATCATGGTATTAGACCGTAGGCATTACAGGTGGTTCGCCGTCCTTCTTAGGGGCAGCAGTTGCAATCTGAAGAGGTGCTTGCTCAATACGAATGGTTTGAGCAGGTGCTGTCTGTGCTGCAGCAGCAATCAGTTTCTCTAAGTCTGCTTTGGAAACTCCACCAGCACCACCCATCTTCATTGTACCATCACCAGACTTCTTCGCAGTCTGAACACCAAATGTTGCTAGAACCCCAGTGAAAACAGATGCAATGAAAGTAGGATCAAGTTTCTGCTCAGGAATACCAAGTGCAGCAGGAAGTTTAATGTAAGCAAGAGTCAAAATACCACCAGACCAGACAAGGATACCAAGTCTGACCATAGTGCTGATTGCTTCCAACTGACCTTCATGGTCGTCGGCAGCTGATTTTATTTTACCAAATAAACCTTTCTTCTTGTTTTCTGGTTTTTCTTCCAGAACTTCTTTCCTTTCTTCAGTCATCTAACTTTCCTTTTTTGAGTAACTTTTGAAGTTCGGCAGTTGATCCTACAAAAAGTGCGTTGGTGACATTACTAGGTCCTTTTTCTTTAGGATCCTCGATGTCTCTCATTTTTTTCTGTAGGTCTAATAATTTATCTGTGGCATCAGCCACACTCTTAATTAGTTGCCCAGTAACTTCATAAGCTCTCGCGGAACCCTGTTCTTGCGAGATCTCCATGATTCCATCAATGGCTTCCTGACCTTTTTCGATCAACGAATACAACTGACCTCTTGTATATTCGTAGTCTCTTTTTAGGTCTGGTTTTTCTTCTCGCTGTCTTGGGACTTGTACATCGCCGCTAACAGGGGCAATCTCACTGCCTCCGTCATCTTTAAGA